GTGGCAAGCAAACTCAGTCAAAGCATGGTGGACGGGAGATAAGTGGATTGATATTTCTCGGTTAGACCCGGCTGGACAATCATTGGGTACTATTGCATCAGTATTTGATTTTTATTCCTTGCTTCGCCCAGAGGATAAAACTGGAATTGAGTGGATGGGCGCGGGGCTATTGTATACAGCGGATATGATAATGGACGATTCTTACTTATCCACAGCGAGTGATATGATAACCGCTATTTCGTCCAAAGAAACAGGTCGGGCAAGATCGGTTGTGGCTAGCATGGTTAATTCGTTTGTTGTGCCTAACTTAATTCGCGATCTTCGCCGCCCAGCAGATGAAATACCTCGTAGTACAACCAGTACGAATCTGTTGACTCAAATACAGAAGCAGATGATGAATGCTTCACCATGGCACTCTGAGGATTTAACCCCTCAGCGCGATTGGAGGGGTGATGCCAAAAATACTTATGGCAATGCTTATTACCGTGGTATAGTTCCGTTTAATGTACGTGATCCAAAGGATTCTGACCCATCGAGTATGGCATTAGCCTACGCCCGTATCCCGGTATCCATTCCCAATAAAACCATCGAATGGCCTAAAGGAAAGGGTGATGGTATTGATCTATATGCCTTAGACGAGGGTGATGGCTGGTTGTACGATAAATATCAAGTGATCATGGGTGAAATGCGCGCATTGAACGTTGATGCGTTAGTTAAAACCAGTGCATGGGAAGAATTTGTAAAACGGGACCAGATTGGTCCTAACTCGTTCGGTGATGGTGCATTACGCGATGCCCTGAGTCAGGGCAGTAAATTAGGTAGACTGAAAATGCTAGGCTTCCTTATCCAGCACAGCGGTGATAATAATACATATAAATTGGCCGATGGTCGAGAGGTCATTATTAAACACCAAGTAAGCCCACAAAGATACGGGGAACTTGTTAGGGCAATCAGATTCGAAGGGGAAGTAAAACCGCCAGAACTTGAGCAGTACATTATTAAACAACCCATCGAAGGGCCGGAATTTTTTAAACCAAATTAACAGAGAATAGATTATGACAGTCCAAGATACAGCAGTTTTTGTCGACTACGTTGGTGACGGAGCGCAAACATCCTTCCCGTTTACATTTAGGTGTGATGATGTATCGTTCCTCAGCACTAGCTTTACCACTAATTTTGACCAGTTCTTGCTGAACGCAGATCAAGATGCTAGCCCGGGTGGGTCAGCTGAATATACAGTGGCTCCCCCGCTCGGACAAAACTTTCAGGTTATACGTGACACTCCCGATACTCAGGAGCTTGACTATACCCGTTACGACCCATTTGATTCGGAGTCGCACGAGGACGCGTTAGACAAGCTGACGATGCTGATTCAGGAATTGCAGAATCAAATCGATGGGTTTACTAGTGGTAATATTTTGGCTATCGGTACAGTTGAAGGAAGTATCCTGCGCTGGAATGATGCTGGTCAAAGTTGGGATGAGTTTACTGTGTATCTCCTGCCAACTGCAGATGGTACCCTTAATCAGGTCATGGTGACAGATGGTGTTGGTAATCTAACATTTGCTACTCAACTAGGCGCACCAATAAGTACGCAAGCTAGTAGTGTGTTACGTGGTGATGGGCTAGGTGGGTTTATAGAGGAAACTGATCTTCTTATCGATTCAGATGGTAATATACTGTCGGGCGATAACGAGATTCAGCGACCAACATTTGTCGATTATGCTGTCAAAGCCTTTATGTTTGACATCAGTGCAAATTCAGTGACCGTCGATCTGGAAGTAGCTAATGCTGCCTATATTGATATTGGGGATGCGACCGGTGATTTTAATGTTCTACTGGTCAACCCGCCAGCTTTTGATAATTATGGCGAAGTTGTTATCGACTTTATACAAGAAGGGGACCATAACGCAATTTGGGAAAGTTCGGTCCGCTGGCCCGGAGGCACAGCACCAGTGCTATCGTCCGGTTCAATGAATAGGGATACTATACATCTTTGGACACGGGATGCTGGTATAACTTGGTTTGGCAGCTTCTTACAAGATTATCAAACTGGTGGTTCTCCAGTTGCTGAACTAAATGATCTGCCTTCTTTCATTTTCTCTGAACTTATAGATGGTACCTTCTTTAGGCCCATAGGCGCAGTTAGGCTGCTAGGTACTGGTATAGGAGAAACCGCTACAGGAAGCACTGAGGCGCTCCTTAACTTTAACCAGTTCGGTGACGATTGGCTCATATCTGGGCTAAATTCTCAATTTGAGACAGAGTGGATTGAGGTAAGCCGATCCGGTTCCGCTGCCACTTTATTTGGAACGACTCTTGGTGGGTTTACGTCGAATTTTGCTAACCAAAGTCAGGCGTGGGAGAAAGACAGTACCAGTATTGGTCAGGCAAATATTAATCTAACAATAGAAACTAGAGAGATTGCCAATCCCGGAAACACTACTGGTCCCCAACCAATTGAAATAGAAGTCCGGATCGAGGCGTAGCATAATGGGTATGATTGTTGGTCCACTTGGCAGCGGCGTTGGTGGTGGCGGACCTCCCGTTCCCCCATTTGAGCAAGGTCTTATCCGCATTGAGAGTGTTGGACTGTGGTATGACAACCTTATCGACGGTGATGGGGCGCAAAATATACCGCAACCGACGATAAATGTGAATGATGATCTGTTTGTGATCATAGGTTCCAGTGGAATCTTAGCGCAACCCTCAAATCCGGGTGATTGGCTTCTTCAAGAATCTGGACTTGCTGGTACTGTTAAAGTTTTCAAGAGGAAAGCAGACGGTACCGCAGCGGATGAATTTGGAATTGCTGCCCATTCACAAACAATGCTGGCGGCAAATATGTCCGCCATTCGGCACACAACTGAGCCTACCGATACACCTACCATATTTCAAGGCGGGTCCCTCAATACGCCAAACATTGGTAATGATTGGGACTATGGATTTCCACCCGGCACTTCTATGGCACTTAATACCACCAATGATCCAGATGCATTTGCTATGTCATGGGGGTTTAAAAGATCGAATACCGATACGGTATTTCTCCCCGGAGTTGGTACAGCCGATCCACAGGGTATGGAGACAATTGCATCCCGCGCCATGAACGAATTAAACATTGGTATCGGCCAAGACTACATGTGGATCAATTTCAAGTTCCAGTACAGGAACCCGGGTATTGGCTATGATGCGTATGACAATAGTTATACTCCTTTCCCAATTAACGGCAACCACTACACACACCACGTTAGATACGCTTACGCCCCATGAAATACTTACTCCTATTACTACCTATGCTAGCCTTTGCTAGTGACGATGATCGGGGTGGTGGTGACGCTACTGCCACATCATCTTCTAGTGCAGGTGCTGACGCTGCTGCTAGTGTCATAACGGGGGACGTCGATGCGTCCACTGTATATTCTGGTGGCCGAGCCTATGCCTTGTCCGGCGGTGATATGGACATTAACCAGTGCATTGCGACCCACTCTGTGATTTTCGGGTTATGGCAGGGGACTCACTTAAATCCTATCTGTGTAGCCGACGTACTGGACGCAAATGGTAAGCATAAGGAAGCGGCTGAAATGCGCTGCTCCGTCAAACGGTTCCGCAAGGTGTATGGAACCGAATACGAGTGTGTTAGGGATACGCAATTTATACCTCTTCCCCCACCACCAGCCCCGGTAATGAAAGAGGGGAAGGGGGGCTACGATCTTGAAGATTACCGGGTCGAGCATGAAAAAGTTGATGACAGCATTGAACAACGTCTCGATAGAATTGAAGCAGGTAATCGAGCCGCCGCACGTAAATCACAGGAACGACGTGATTATGCACAGTCAACATTAGAGAGACTTGAAAATGACCCCGAAAAGTAAATCGATTGTAATAGGAGTGGGTAGTTTCCTTGGGGGTGGGCTTGTACTCGCTATTCTTGGGATGGCGGCACAATTTTGGATTTCTGTTGAGGTTGAGGCGCAATTCAAAAAGGTCATAATACCCGACACCAGCCAGCTTATTACTGACATAGAGGTAATTAAGACTACTGTACTCGCCACAGATAAAAAAGCTGATAAAGCCATTGAAAATCAAGAACGGTTTGAGGAAATTTTCACGGAGTACCTGATCAATGAAGCTAACAGATAACTTTTACCTATACGAATTTCTCCGGTCGCAAACTGCGGCCCGACACGGTATTAACATGGACCCACCTAGCGATGTTGAGGATAACTTGCGGCGGCTCTGTGTTGATATACTTCAACCATTCCGTGACGCGATCGGTCTACCAATATCGATTACATCCGGGTACAGGCCCCCTGAGTTAAATGAACGCATAGGTGGGTCCACTACTTCTGCACACATGAGTGGAAGGGCAGCAGATTTCATTGTTAACGGCATGACTCCACTGGAAGTGGCCGAGCACATAAGAGCACAGGCCTTGCCGTATGACCAAGTAATCCACGAATTCGGACAGTGGGTTCATGTTGGAATATCGCCAGAGGAAGATGATGTCCGGTTGCAAGAATTAACGGCCTACCGGGACGCTAAGGGTGTCCACTATGATTTGGGCCTGAGGGCGGTATAATGGGACTATTAAGCAAGATTTTTGGCGGCGATACCGCCATTCAGGGTGTAACAGCCGTAGGGAACATACTCGACAACCTCTTCACGTCGAAAGATGAAAAGTTGACCCACGAAGAGATTCGGATGCGGATCGCAATGGAACCCCATTTGGTCCAAACCGAGATCAACAAGATCGAGGCCCAGCACCGGTCAATCTTTGTCGCCGGTTGGCGACCTTGGATCGGTTGGGTTTGCGGTATGGGGGTTCTTAATATGATGCTGCTCAACCCTTGGATTCAGTGGATTACGGGATTGCCGGGGCCAGAACTCCCCGCTGATACCATTATGCAGCTGACCCTTGGTATGCTTGGACTGTTGGGCACGATGCGGACGGTCGAGAAAATAAAGGGGAAGACTAAATAATGCCATTTAAGTCAGCCAAACAACGACGGGCAATGTACGCCGCTGCCTCTGGAAAGGGCAAGGTAGGTATTAGCAAGAAAGCTGCTAAGAAGTTTATCTCTCATTCCAAGAAGCCGAAGAAGCGAGTGAGAAAGCGTCGTCCATAATATCATACATTGATCGACCTATAGTGACCAAATTGTATGTGTCAGGTGTTGCCCCACCTGTGTAGTAGGTCCAAATGACTTGGTAGACCCGGAGCATGACAACACAGGGTGCCCGACGTATCATTATATCATGTGCCCACTCTAGTTCGTCAACTTTTCCGATGGCAATATCAATCCAGAGGACCCTTGTTCTGGAGCACCATTTCCACCTTCTTGTGGTTCCACTATCAGGAAGGTGCTTAAGAATTCCACCAGTTCCTCTACTATTATCTTGTCTTCCCATACCATTACTCCAGCTAGCAGCCAATCCTTAATGTCAGTTGTACGGGCGAGAGCCGGAACGTTCGTACCCGGAACCAACACGTATCCCCGCTTTGTACGAACAACAGCTTGTGCCAAGAGCCATGGCTGCCCACCAGCCTTAACTCTTCTTCGAAACCACGCAGCCTGTGAAGGGCGGAGTCGAAGTCCTCTTTTCTCACTTTCTGTAAATTTGAGTTCAATATGGTTACAATATCCCCCGATACAATAGTCGACATCAGGAGTTCCGATAGCTGTTTCATGACTTTCAATCCTCTCAAAGTGTCCATATGGCTTTAATTTGGGGCGAAGATACTTCCACATCTTCTGTTCGCCTCTACTCATATCGTAAACTCCTCAGATAGCATCTGCATTTGAACCTCAAGCGCTGCTTCCCGAATGTTGTCCGGTACTGAATCACCGCGCACGTATCCATTGTAGTACTCGGCCATATCCTCATATACACGATTAGCATGGGGTCCAAGCGCATGCAACCACAACCAGTGGAGGTCGGCCATTTTGTCTGCCAAGTGGATGATAAGAGATTCGTCTTCACCAAGTTCCCGTCCCGTGACGCTCTTATATAGGTCATTAAGCTCCCACCCATTATCACGCGCTCGGTTCTTAGTCGGAGTTGGGAAATCACCCACGACAATTTCATCAAGGTCATGGAGTAGAGCCGCCTTTGTAATTTCTGCATCGTCGTACCCCGCTATCTTGGCTACCGCCCGGGCAATCATACACACGTCGAACGTATGCTCCGCGAGACTCTGGGGGCGTACGGTCCGGACTATGTGCCATCGGGTGACGCCCGATGCCCGTAGAATGTCATTTATTTTCATCATGTTGCATTACTCCATGTTCGAATTTCCATGTACGACCCATGTTGACGATCATCTTATTGGCTATTGCGTCTAGTGGGTCGATTCTGGACAACTCACAGATATCGAGGGCAAGGATCAGGACATCGGCTATTTCACCTTCGTCAACGGTCCCATACTCTTTTAATGCTCTCCATAGCTCTGGTACTTCTTCCATTGAAAGTTTCTTAATTGCGTCCGCCGCTTGGCGGTTAGGCATAATTTCGTCGGCCCAATTTCTAATGGCCTTGGCAATTACCCTAATATCAGCATCATTTCCGCCCATGGGTACTGGCATTATACTACTCCTATGTCGTCGTAGGCAGGTCCAAATCCGATCCACCTAACCGTACTGAAAGCGTCAATATGGGCTACGATATTCTTCACGTAGTCCTCCTTGACATAATTGGCGAAGTTGAGGAAGACCAAATCAGGGTCACACCACCAAGTGGCCTCCTCGATTTGCATTTTACTATAAGTAAAGATGCGGCGCTCCCGTTTGGTGACAGTCGTTAATTCGGGTTCGAGACCTAATTCGTCCCAACTTAACTCCTCCTGATCCGGGTAGCAATCACCACTTGACCCCCCGACACGGATTGGCAGGGTACGACAAGTGCCGATTATTCGAGCAAGCATCCCAAGCGGGATGCCCATGTTAGAGAGAAAGGCCGCAGGTCCACAATCACGACTGGTAGTGTAGGGATAGAAATGCGTGTTAATCCCGAGACTATAGCCCTGCGACCCCTCTGCAAGTATGCCAGTTGACATTGTAAGTCGTATCTGCCACTCTGAATGGCTACAGAGGTACTGGCTAAATTTAGTATCCTTGAGTACGTATTGGGCCATGGATGGGTTACCCCTCCATATCTTGTCAACCATGGCAGCTGCGCTACCTTGACACGTACTCGCAATATGGCCTAACGCGGCCATTTCTTTTTTCCGATGCTCTGGAGTCAGCACCATTGCAGCAGGGTGAATTCGAAGAGTTTGGTCTGCTCTAAGATATACCATTTCCTTTTCTAGTCGGTCTAGGCTGAATACCGCACCCGGGCCGATCATTATTGTCTTGATACCGGGGCAGACCGCTGAACTCGGCAGCACCTTAAATATATACTTTGTCCCGGCCTTGTTGATATAAGTATGCCCCGCATTCGGCATATTGGCCGTGACACAAGTATCATAATCTCCCGATTCGCCCAAGTATCCGCAAATCAGCCCCTTGCCTGTACTACCGAATTGAAGATCGAGTACTAGATCAACCTTCGGTTGTGTATTTGGCATGTGGAGGGATTTTGTATCTCCACCTTCGGACCCCTTCGGTCCTTGGTCTATGCTTAACGAATCCATAAGTCTCTAATTTCCTATAAAAATGGGCCGTGCCCTTAGTCCTTATTTTCTTATTGTCTGCCCAAGCTGTGAAGGCTTCGAATAAGGCCATTCTATCACAATCGTCTGGCCAACCTCCTTGTCCCTCGTCTGGGACCCCGAGATCGGCTTTACCTATGCACATATCCATCCAAATATCAACCGAATCACCAGTGGATCGGTAAATATCCCGTTGAGCCTCAAGACCCTTGGTCACTATCGCCTTGGTCAGGTTGCTTTTAATCTTGCGGGTCTGGAGGTCGTACATCATTGCCTCTAGCCCACCTTCGTCTATCATTTGGTTGTACAATTTATCGAAGTAATTGCGGTCATTTGCCTTTTTGTCATTGAGTTCCAGTACGAGCCATCTTCTTGATTCCGGCCCTGCAGGTATAAACCAATCCTCGTTGGAGGCCACAGCGACCCGCATTCGATTGTCATACATAAAAGGCTCAAGACCCTTACGTTCACACACCAACTGCTTTTCAGTGACCATGGATTTGAGTATACCGGCGGTCGACCTTGAACCTCCATAAATCACCTCGTCTGCGAACATAAATAGCGCATCTAATTGTATAGAGTTGAAATTGCCGGTCAGGTGACGTTCATTCGTCACATGCTTATAATGATCCTTGCCTACTATCTTGCCCACCATTTCGCAGAAGGTACCCTTACCAGTACCCTCCTTGCCGTGCATCACAATTGCGGTACCCTTAGGGTACATTGGGTCTTGAATCATATCAGCCACCCAATCAAGGACAAAATCGTATAATCTCTCATTCCCGTCGCACAGGATTTCCCTGATGTGGTACTTGAACATATCCCAGTTCCCCTCCACCGGCTCAACCCCCCAGCCCTTCCACATGTTGACATAACCCTCGTGCCATAGTGGTTCGTCCGGAAAGAAGCCCATGCCCCTTACACATTCACGACGTAGTGGGTGACCCATCCAAATGTCAGCCTCGGTGGTTCTAGTCTTCTTATTGGGTATAGTAACTATTCGGTTGTAGTGCCAAGCATTGAAGTCCTGCAGGCCCATTATGTGGAAGCCACCTATGTCGTCCCGAAGGAAGATACGTACCTTACCTCCAGTCAGCATGACAGCGGTGTTTTCATTTATCCGGTCTATTAGCTCTTCAAAGTCCCCAGACCGCGCAGGATCGCTACTTGGGTCGTATCCGCCCTGTTTAGCGAAATATATAAGCGATCCAACTCGTATGGTCCCAGCGGGATTGAACCCCGGCCAACGTTTTTGGCACTCGCCCTGTACGTAACGGTCGCCAGTAGCTGACCACGCGTCCCAAAGTTCGAGTC